TACCCACATCTGGGTTAACAAAATAATTCTCTGTATTTTTAAGACCAGCATTTTCAATCATCTTAGATAACGTATTATAAATATTTTTTAACGTTACCATTGGATATTCTTTTCCGCCTTGTAAATTAAATGCTTGTAATTGTTTTTCAAGAATACTGTTTAATATTACTAATTGTTGTTCTTTAGAACCAGAACCTAATCCAACTACAATATTAATATTATATTTGTCTTTCCATTCAGTTGGTCTCACCGGTACAAAAACATTATTTAACTGTACCATTCTTTCAACTTCTTGGTATTTAACTGTTAATTCAAAAATCTTTTCAAATAATTCTTTAACGCCAGTCTCAGCAAATATTCTAGCAATTAACTCCATACGCATTTGCGTTTGCGTCATTAGAGTATTAATTCCTGTTGCAGTTTTATTTAAACTATCTGCATCTAATCCTTGTGCGTATCTTGTAACACCAGTTCTAGTTTCTCTAACTGTGTCTAAGTATTCAAGTAATGGAAATGCTTGTTGAGAAATTGTTTGGTTTTGCATTGGCAACATAACTTGAGAGGGTGGTTGTTTCGTTCTTACAACTCCGCCTGGTCTTGCCGTTAGTAAATCATCAAGATTTACCATTCCATCCATAATCGCAATACGATTATTATTTGTTAGGTACATATTGTCTAACAACTGTCTTAAAACTGTAGATTTAATTAATTGAATATCTTGTACTAATTCAGAAACCGATCTGCCATAAAATCTATGTGGCATTGGGATTGGAGTTAATGAACAGAAAGGAATAGAATCTACTTCAACATTTTCTAAAATATCATTTGCACTATCGCCAACAACAGTAATCTTTCTTAATTCTGCAAGACCATCTCCATCGTAATCTAATCTTACATAACATTCAAAAACGTCAATGGCATCTGTTGAAGCATCTGGTGATGAAGCAAAAGGATATTCGTCTATATCAGAATATCTAGTTAGCTTTTCAGAGTTAAAAATAATTTCTTGTGAATGAGGGAGTGATGCTATCATTTCAGCATCATAACCCATTTGTATTAATTCTGTTCTAGTCTTAGTTGTTCTATGCGCTACAAAATTTGAATCTTCTATTGTCTTAGCATTTCTTTGTATTAAAAATTCTTCTGGTGGTACGTTTTCAATTTTAACTCTACCTTCATTTGAATATCTTTTAATTTTAATATGATGAAGTTTTGGTCTTGGTAAATTTAAAACTTGACCCTGTTGACTTGCAACTTGTTCTAATATTTTTATTTGTTCGTCTTGTGATTCATCTTCTTCTTCTTCATGTTCTAAAACTTCAACATCATCTTGATTGATAATAGACTGGTAAGAATCTTCGTTTAAATTTTCATAAGTTTCATGTTCAGCTTTTTTAATATCTTCCCAATAAACTTTAACGATACCGTTCTTTTCTAAAAGAGCATCTTTGAACCAATTGTATAAAATTGTAAATCCTGGATTATCTTTATTAAAAATATAATTAATATAATTTGTTGCTTGTTCAGCAAGCTGCACATCTTCAGCTTTTACTGGTTCACAAATAACTGTTCTGTCAGATGCTGTAAAAATTCGTAGAAGATTTGGTAATATTGTTTCAATGGTATCTGCAACATCAGTTGATACTACTTGTGAACGACCATCTATTTCTGTTCCAAGTTTTTCACCTAAATAATATTCAAGAGATTTTTTTCTTTGTTCAGATAACTGACCACCAAGATAACCTAATGCTCCGTTTATTTCTGAATTTAAAATTGCTCTTATTTCTTCATTTGATAATTTTGCCATATTAAATAATGTAATTCGTATTTACTTCTATCTTTTTTTTCCAATTTGTCATCTCAATTCCATAACCCACAATACCTGTTCTTAAAGCATCAGCGGCATGGCTTGCGAAATTATGTATGGGTCTGTTCCTAAAACATTGGTTCGTATCATCCCATTTCTTTTGGTATGATTTTAAACACTCTATACCATAATGGCATTTATTTTTGTCAAACCAACAGTTAGGTAAAGACTTTCTTACTGCTTCAATCCCATCTTCTAAAGATAGTTTTGGCGCAACCTCAAATGCTATACCTAATTCTAAGGCAGTTTCCAACCTTGATTTACCATAAGCTCCTAATTCTCTAACCTTAATATCATGTGGAGCAATATGTCTTGAATACTTGTAGTTTTTGCTTTCAATAATATTAGCGTAATGGTCTAATCCTTCACCGGCATTTTCGTAAAAATCTATTAATCTTATTTCGCCTTTATGTCTCTGTGCAAACCAAATAACAGTAGAATCATTCATTCCTAAATCCCACCATGTTTCAACTGGTAGTGCTTTGTCGTATAAATTATCAACTACTCTATTTGTCTTTTCTAAGTTCTCAATAATAGCTCCATAGTAAGAACCTGTTATTGCAGCTTGAAAAGAACATTCAAATTCTTGTTCAAACAAATCATCAGACATGATTGATTTTGCAGCTTTTAATTCATCATCATCTAGTATCTTTGTTTCAGATGCTTTATGAATTGATGAATACCAACCCTCTGTTTTTTGGGCGTATTGGTATAATTCAAAAAAATAATTTTTACCTTTTGGCGTTCCAATAAATACACACCAACCTTTTCTATCTGCCAAAGATGGTCTTATGATTTCAGGAAATAGATTTGGAGCAATGCTTTGTGTTTCATCTAAAACACAACCGTCTAAAAATATACCTCTTAGAGCTTGGTCATTTTCAGCGCCAAGAATTGTAATCCTTGCACCGTTTGGAAAGTCAGCTCTTAATTCTGATTCATTAAACTTAACACCAGGAATCTTGCTAGCAAAAGTTTTAATGTAATCCCAAGCTGTAGCTTTACCTTGTTTAAAGGTAGGTGATATAAATGCGTACCTAGAATTTGGTTTCCTAGAATACATGGCATCTCTAATCATGTGATTAATACACATGACAGTCTTACCAGCTCTTCGGTGCAAGACCAATACAGAGAATCGGTGCTTAGAGATATTTTCATGCAAAATTTTTTGCAATTCTCTTGGCTTATATGGAATCTCAAATACTGGCATTTTTAAATAAAACCCCCCTATCTCTAGTGGACAGTCATGGGTTTAGCAACTGGTATCTTATCTAGTTCTAATTCTTCTGTAATGTGTTGGCTAAAGCACCAAGCATCTTCGTAATCTGCAAATCCATTAAACATAACTACGACTGAGTTCGTTACCTCATCAACCATGACTAATGCTTTGTATTTAGGGTTTTTCATTTGGGTTTTTGTAGTTTGTATGTGTGTAACTTCCAACGTTATATTGACGGCGCCAGTTTTTGGTTTGGTGGTAGGGTCTTAATAAAACCCCCCCTATTTGCTTTATAAAACGATAAAACGCTAGCTTACCTAGCGCAATACAACCTATGCTGCATTTCCGATAATTATGCGTTATCACCAGTTTTAGACAATAGCTTGTCAACAGCTCAGTAATTCTATCGTAGGTTGCTAATGATAATTCTGGGTTATCAATAGTAATAAGTTTAATAGCGTATAAGTTGCAAGTGTTCGTTTGTGTGTGAACTTTGCAATTCTCAACCAACTAACCCAATAAACTCAACAGCTTTAATTAAAAAACAACTAATAATTAATCTTGCCACTTGATAATAATTGGGTCTTTTTTGTCTCCGGATAAGCTCAAACTGTCCTTCTTGCCGTATGTTTTAGCTGCTAATCGCTCACTCTTCCACTTGGCTAAATCTAAATATGCTTTAATTAAGTGTGTTTGTGCTAAGTCTGGTCTTAAGTTCTTGTCTGTTTCGTTCTTAGATTTATTAATAGAATCGTTGATATACTCTTCAGCATTACACAGGATATATTCACATCCATCTTGTTTAGCTTGATTATATTTCTCTCTCAAGTCTGGGTATTTAATAAGCCAAGCTCTAAACGTACTCCAGACCGGTCTGCCTGGAACGCTTAAAACCTCTCTAATAGTCTTACCTACTGAAAGCTCTTCTAATATTGGGTCAACTATTGACCTGTTGTACTTGCTGCGATTTGCCATAAATGTTCCTATTCTGTTCTGTTATTAATTTAATTAATTTATTTTTGTTTAAGTGTTGACTTACTATTTACAATATGCGAATCTCCGAATCACTTAAACAATAACTACGGAGATAAAATGAAAAAAACAATATCTTTACCTAAAATTGATTTTAACAATATAGGTAAGAAAATAAATGCAGTTGACTTAGAAATAAGTTTTGAAAACGGTTGTTTTGCTGCAAGCGGTACAGTCTGGAATAATATTAAATCTGATTGTATTGCAGCAGGTCAAATGCTTGGAGAAATATCAAAATTTTATCCAAACAATAAACTTGTTAAAAAAATAGTAAGTATTTGGAGTCAATACCATTTAAACGATTTAACTCCAGGTTCTCCTAAACAAATGGCTTATTTAAAATCATTATCTAAACCATCTGACGCAGAGTTTTACACTTGGGAGTGTGAACAGCTTAAAAAGGTTGATTTGTTAATTGATAAATCTTTTTTTCATAACAACGAACCTTATAAATACGGTTCAGCTTGGTTAAAAACTGAAATACCTGAAAATGTTCAGCAAGAAATATTTTCAATTATAAATGAAAATAAACAAGCAGCTTAACAATTAACAGGAGATAAAAACTAATGACTAAAAAAAACTTAATTGATACCTCAATTGCCTTTGGTGGTTTTTATGAGTCAATACATGATTCAAATATTGATAATATGATTGAGTCATATAACGACAATGGAAACTTTCCAGATTTTGTCTGGGATAATATTGATTATAAAAAAACTCATCAATCTTATATTGAGTCCTGGACGTCTGATTTTAGTAGTTATTTATTAAATGAATATCAGGTTGATATTGATTTTAAAAACTTAAAATTATGGAGTCCACAGTATTACAATTATAAAACAGATTGTATTGACTGCCAAGTTAACACTCATCAAATGAATCTTTTAAATGAAAAAATATTATCTGATTTAGATTTTATTAATTGGTTAAAAGAACGCACTCAAAGCTGTGATGGTTTTATTTCTTTTTACAACTTTGATGAAGCTCAGAATAATAAAGACAATATTTTAATTAAATATGTTTTAGAGTTCTTAGCTGACAAATTTAATGAGCAAATGGAATTCGTAGAATTTGAATTACATTTATTAAAAGAGAAAGCAGCTTAACAATTAACCGGAGATATAAACTAATGACTAAAACAAATCTAAAATTCATGTCAGACTTTGATATAGAGGTTGTAAATAAATCAATCTCTAAGAATGAAGCTGCCATATTATACAACGCTATATCGTTAGCTGGCTTGCATGACTTAAATAAAATCAATACCGCTCTGTTATTTAATAAATTAAATAACGGTGCTAGCCCTACCGGCGCTGATTATGTTCACTATACAATTCAAGACATAAACCACTTGCAAGATAAACTTGTCAGAATAATGGAGTCTGAATAATGAATAAAGAACTCAGAGACTGCTTGCTTGCTATTGGTATGATAGCTTTAATCTATTCAAGTATTTATTTGTTTTATTATGTAAGTAAATATTTAGACCTTATTAACTAACATATTAAAATGGATAATGGTTCACCGGCGATAGCTTTAATAATATTTGGTATTAATGTTTTAATATTATTAATTTATTATTTAACTATCTAATCTCATCAAGTGGAGTATCGGATAACAATGTATATGGAGAGCAACACTCCACTTGAAATCTTAATTTAATCTATATGTTTAGGGGATAAAAAGAGAGATTTAAGATTAAGATTATATTGGATATAAAAATATCAATACTATCAGATTTCTGTACCTAAAATGTTCTTTTTGTCAATCAATAAAAAATAAATATTAGTTGCCAGGCGATACCAAACTTTGATAACCTACTCTGTTCACTAAATTACAAGCATCAAATAGAGCTAGTCTGTATTTATATTTTAGTTGGTTATAAGTTAAATCTAAATACATTCTATTTAGTTTATTAATGCTTAATCTATCCGGAAAGTTCCTTAAAGATAATAACTCCCTATTCTCCTTATCTAATTTTAGTAAAGTAAAGATTACTAATTCATAGATTGACAGCTGTTTAGGTGTTGCTTTGAGGTTCTTATTTTTCTTATCATAATATCCCCAATCCTTACTATCATAATGGACT